CTATTTATAGCCTTGCCCCTTACTGGCCAGCGCCCTGATGGCAGGGCGTGCCAACACCATATTTTGGCAATGATGAATTGCTCGGCAAAATTCATCTCTACCCATTGGATGCTCAACTGGCAATGTAAAATACAGGTTCCATGCATCGCCTAAAAGTTGGGCTATCTTTTGTTCTTCAGATGTCAGCAAGCGGTACTCCCCATCCTTGATGTAGTCACTTGTGCCATCGACCTGCTGTTCTGCAATGTGGAAAGCACCTATTGGTTTTGCTTCCAGCGATGCCAAAGCAATCCGTGCCAGTTTTTCCGCTTCTTCGGCTGGCAGTACAACGTTGCTACCAGGTCCGTATGTTTCGCGCCACTGCCTGATTGTCAGTAGTCGCTCTTTGGTTATAGTGGTCATTTGTTAATCCTCAAAACTTTATGCCCGGGCGCAAAAGCACGAGTTTTGTCTTTGCTTATTCGCCAGCCATCCTTACGCGCCTCTTTTGCACAGCCAGTCCATGACGTACCGATATATTCACCGAAGTCTGGCGTTTGATATTTACCATTTGTACACTGGCGACAATCACAATAGAGATGCATGGTGTAACTTGCGGCAATAGCCATATCAGTCTCCTTTGATGCCAGTGTTTACAACCTGACAAGCCTCTTTGAGCACCCAGTCAACAGCGTCTTGCCATGCTCCGGTTTCGACTGGCGGATTCTCACGCTTTACCAGTTCATAGAAACGTACTGCTCTAACCAGTCCATCTGACGGTTTTGCCTGTAGTGCAGCCTGAGCTATGCGGTATACCTGGAGCATACAGGCGTCGTTGATATCCATTCCGAATGGAATATCTGATGACTGAGATTCCACATCTTCCAGCCTGGCAATTTCTTTACGTAAGAAGCCTTTCAGTTCCTGCTTCTGTTTCCTGTTCATATATTTTTCCTTCAAAGTTCGGTTCGCTGACAGGGTTTCTCTTTACGGCAGACAATGACGCTTCCTTTGCTCGAGTCGGTGATTGTTACCGTGCCGTCATCACACTGGACAATGACAACGGTGTTGCTCTTTTTCGCTACGCAGTTCGGCGTGGCTGATTGTGCGAATGGCGCGAAAAACAGCAGAAAAAGTAATATTCTGCTCACTGTTGTTTCCTCCCGTTCTGTGCTGGTCTGGCGAATGAATTGCGTTGTGGTGAAAAGACCATTCGCGCCAGCGCGGCCTTGTGATTGACTGTGTTCAGTGTTCTGGCCAGTCCGCCGTTGTGCCTGCGTGTCCGCTCTTCGTGATATCTCTGCATGATTTTCCCGGCAGGCGTGCACGGCTCCGGTTCCTCCGGCGAACGGCGCGGACGAATGACGACAGTCCAGCTATGGCTCTCGCTGCCCGGCCGCCTGTTGAGTATGTCGGCGATGGTGGTCTCCGTGGTGCGATCGGGGCTGACTATCGTGATTTCCAGCTCGTCGCCCGGTTGTGGCCTTGTGGCAGGCCTGAACAGTGTCAGCACCGGCATACGCTGGCGCATGATGGCCTCAAACTGTGGGCGCTGCATGGTGCAGCAAAATCGCGTCATGCTCCCGCCTCCACTGGCTGCTCTGTGATGATGTGACGGGCTGACTCATCCCAGTACGCTGTTCCCCCGTTATCCAGACGCACACGGGCACCGTTACGCACGGAGATGATGGCCGCGTCAGGCAACTGCACACCCAGCGCATCAAGTTCGCGGGCGATTTGCGTGTCCGTCGCGGTATCCGCAGGCACGACAATCCCCACCCTTACAGGGGTGTCAGATGCCGGTGTGGTGTCGTTTTGTCCGGTTTTTGCGCCCGACGGCTGATTTTTAATCTGATTACGCAGTTTTCTCCGATCGCCCCTGCTTAACGTATTCAGCCAGCTTTCCAGGTTCTCTTCGGGAAGCGTCAGTCGTCCGGGGTCCTGCCTGTTTTCTGGTCCGTGATTGTCTGTTTTTTCATCCCGGGGACAGTTATTGCCACGAGTCCAAGGGGCGACGGGGTCGCCCTGAAGGTCAAAACCCTCGCCCGTGCGGTTGTCTGGTATTGTTTCTTTTTTAACCAGTTTCCACTCGTCCGGATGGGTGCATATGGTGTACCGCTCTCCGAGCGACGGGGCGCAGATTCCGTAGATACGTTGAGGGAATTCACCGTAGTCGTTGGCTTCGTCTGCGGTTTCGTATGCGGTGCGGACCAGATACTGGTTGCGCGGAATGAGCACACCACCCTGTTTCATGATGTAGGTGGCAAAACATCCCACATCTGCGGCAGCCATAATGGCGTCAATATCGTCATGATCGAGGTGCTTCGGTGATGCCGGGTTGCGCTCCATCTGGCTTGCAAGGCGGCGGAGTTCACGCCATACCTGGCGGGGCGGAATGCCGAAAAACTGGAACTGACGGATGCGGTGAAGGCTTGCCCAGGCAATGGCGTTCTCCACGGTTTCCGCCATGGTTTTCCCGGATTCCTCATCAACGTAAGGTTTTCCGGTTTTCGGATCATTGTTGTGGAAAGCGCTGGCGTCCAGGTTCTTACCGATATAGGTTGCGATATAGCTTGCCGGTGTGCCTTTTTCCGGGTCTATCTTCTCGCATTTAAAGCGCGGTGAAATATCGTCCCCCAGTTCGTGGCGATCTGATTTAATTGCTGCTTCGCGCATAATTTCGATGATGCGCTCTGCGTTCTCCGGGGAAGTGAATACCAGCATATGCCAGTGTGGCGTGCCGTCATGGTGTGGCTCAGCGGTTCGCACGCCGTACCAGCCCAGCCCCTCTTTTTTTATTTTTTTTCTTACGGCTGCGAAGAAGTCGTAAACCAGATAATCACTGGCATCTCGTACTGTGGCACCGTTGTATTTCGGGTTCAGGCTGCCGTTCTCGTTCACGCTGTGAAAGCGGGAAGGGGTGGTTACTGTGATGAAGAATGCGACGTCAGCCCGTAATTCGGCCACCATCTCCATCCCTCTGACGCAGACCATCATTTCATTGCGGCGGTTGCGTGGATTACCCAGGCCAGCCCAGTACACGTCCTCCAGACTCAGGCGCTCGCCGTCTTCGTTTTCAATATCCCAGCTTTTGAGAAAGTCACAGGTGCGCTGGCGCTTCTCGCGGAACTCCAGTAGTGACTCATGGCTGATATAGGGGGATTGTTTACGTGACACTCTGCCGGCGGCGCGCAGTAACTCCTCCCGCCAGAGATCGGCGACGTGGCGTAACTGGTTGTTCCACCAGGTCGCGCAGGTGATGCGCAGTACCGCACCCGGAACCCGTTCAGGGTCCGGCGGTGTGCGTCGGTTGTGCCTGATTTCGAGTTCCGGCCAGTATGGCGGGACCATGCCCAGAATTAAGGCTGTGCGTGCCACCTTCTGGTAGGCCAGCAGCCAGATAACCGGGCTGTCATTATCCTTGCCTGTCCGTTCAAGAACTTCATCACATATGCGTTCAAATTCTGCGGCGAATGCCTGGGCTGTCAGTGTGGCGATGCGCTGGATTTCGTCACGGGTGAGTTGCGGCAGTGTGAGCAGTTCTTCAAGGCGATGGCGCACGACGGTGGTTTTGAATGCCGGCGTTGCAAAGCGGTCGTTAACCCTTTCAATACGTTTCAGGCGCGCACGCAGTCCACGGCGAACGAAATTATCGGCCACGTATGCGCTGTTGTTTTTTACACCTTCACTGCGGGCACTTTGCTGTTTCCGGTTCAGTCGTGCCAGATCACGGATCAACACACTGGCAAGAAACGAGGGCAGGGTGCGAAGTTCGGCTATCGCCTCCGATACCGCCGTTGGCGGATTTTCGCGTCTGTGTCGTGCCAGCTTATCCAGCCTTATCTGCCGCTCTTCGTCCCGGTGAAGGTGTGAATTAATTTGCTTACCTTTGTCCGTGGTTGTCAGGAAGGCCACGGTTTCTTCATCCAGCCGGGCCTCAGTGCGAATGTCTTCGGTGAGGTAGTCACGGATTGCCCGTTGTAATGCGGTTGGCTTCTGCGGTAATGCTCTGCCGAATGTCTCAGGATCAATAACCGGCAGCGGGGCGTTCCACGGGTACGCCAGGTGCGTGTGGTGATGGCTCATTCCGCTTACTCCCCTGCTGTTGCCTTCTGAAATGCAGCCCGGTACAGCACAAGAAGGCGCTGGTATTCAGCGATAAAGTCTTCTGCTGTTTTAATCCCTTTCACGACCACGCTGTGGGTGGTCATTTCCAGAACGAGCACCATTTCTGACGATGACCAGCTGATAACGCTGCTGTCGCACCCGTTGATGTGGAACAGGCCCAGCTCCAGGCTGTGGTTCTGGTCTCTGACATCCACGCGGTAACGGTCGTCAACGGTGAAGGAAAAATCCCCGTATGTGGCAGCGCTGCGGGCTGCCTGTTTACAGGCGCGGCGGTAATAGTCGTGCAGGTCATTGAGACGGGAAGCGAGGCGTGGATCCACCGCCCACATCCAGTTAAAAAAATCCTGAATATCTGAAAGTCCCTTAACGCTCTTCATGAGAACCTCCGGAAACGGACGTGCGGAAGCCTCCCGCGTACGGGGGCGGGATGGCTCCGGGATGTTGATTAGTGGTGGTGCTGGTTAATGAGGTCCTGCAGCTCGCGCAGGTCATCCGCCAGGTAGCTGAATACAGCGGCGGAATACATGTTTGACAGTGCGTGGCTGCGCTCATGCAGCATATTGATGTGCATGATATGCGCGACGCGGAATGCGCGGAAAAGTCTGCGGTTGATTTCAGTCTGGATGTGACGACGCGCAGCGTATGCGCGCTGTTGTTTGCGGTTTGCCATGGTGTGGCCTCTGTAGTTGCAAGTTTTGAAAACTCACCATCCAGAGGTTGCAATTCTGGGTGGCGAGACGTACAGGGTTGCAACCACCGGCAACTACAGAAACCGGCCCGACCGAAGTCGGCCCCATACGCCCCGCCATAATTCTGGCGCGAAAAAGACGTGGCGATACGGTACGCACAAAAAAACCGCTGGCGCGGTTGTGCGCTGTAGTTGTCAGCGGGGGTTGCAATCCCGGCACCCGTTTTATGAGGTGCAGCGGAAATGTAACCTGACTGATTGCGGCATGGCAAGCGGTTTTTTTGTGTGTGCATAGTGGTTACTCAGTCCGGTAGCAGTTCGCAAAGCACGGTGTCAGCGGCGGTATATCGTGCGTAAAGCCGGGCGAGGACCCATCTTTTAAGGGATATCCCGGCCGTGTCCCGGATGTACTTTCTGATTTCGCTGAATGTCATCCCCTGTTCATCGCGCAGTTCAGTTACCAACTCCACCAGGTGATCGCTGTATCTGGCTCTGTGGTGGAGTTCCCCGTATTTCCTGAACCGGTACCCTCTTTTTCTCAGGTTCAGTCCCACCGTGGATGTCGAGCGCCCCAGTTCATTCGCGAGTTCCCGGATGGTTTTTGTGTGGCGATTCCTGATGAGCGTGTTGAGTTCTTTTGTATTCAGGGGGGGTTGTTTGGTGTGGATAACCCCCTGAGAGAGCAAAAGACGGATGCGGCTTCGTATTGCTGGCCCGGTTCTCTGAAAGTGTTTTGTCAGTTCTGGTACGGTGTGGGAGGGGTATAAACCGACCAGTAGAGCATCTTCCTGTTGTGTCCAGGCTCTGACATGCTTCGGTGGTACACCTGATACACCCATAGGTTTAAGTGCGGGCATAGTTGTTCTCCGTTGTTCTGTTTTGTGTCGGGGTAATGGTCCGGTTTTTTCGCCTTCAACCGGAAAAGAAGGGCGTGTTAGCATTGATGAATCCGCCGTTCAGTGGATCTGGCGGACACTTTGTTCAACACGCCCGGGGGTAAAGATGTCTGGCTGCAAAAATTCCACGAGCCAGGTTACCCTGCACTCTGCGCTGATTAGGGGCAGAGCGATGACGATGAGGGATAAAACACCATGCAAAACAACCAACGTAAAAAATCGAGAGAACGGGATGAGGTCATGTTCCGTCTCTGGTACAGCTACTGGCTGGAGCGCATCGCGGCGGTATTCAATCGTCGCCTTGATGCGATCATCAACATTTTGATCCTTGCGGCGGGTGCGTTCATCGTAGCCGGCTGGCATTTCGGCTGGGTGCTTGGGGCAGTGGTGGTGGTTCTCGGAGCCTGTAATTTCATATGTCGTTTCGGGCAACGTGCGCAGGCGGCGAGTGAGCATGCCCATCGCTACAATGAGTTGATTACCAAAAGCGCCCTCCTCAGTACGGAAGCTCTGCTGGCACGCCTTCCAGAGCTTGAGATGCATGACTCTCCTGTCCTGGAATGCATGGAAAATGTGGCGTACAACAAAGCCTGTATGTCTCTGAATATCAGTCATCGTGAATCTCTCTCTTTCGCTGAAAAGATGATGGCTGCCATTACGATCGGTTTTTCCCGATAAGTGCCCTGCGTGTGTCATCTGACGCTCGCCATGTTCCCGTCAGTCGTTCGGGTTTATGACGTAATCCACGACGTTTTCCACGCGGCGGCGTAATTCCCTGTGTATCTGGCCTGGTGTTGCTGGTTCGCCCGGTTGCCCCAGGCCTGCCACAAAATCGTCGATTTCACTCATAAGCAGGTTGCGCATTACGGCGATATGGTGACGCGCCTCTTTGCCTGGTCTGCGTGCGTTGGTATCGTGTTTGCTGCTCATGTTCTTACCTCGCTTATTATCTCGAGTTCGCGCCATGACTCTGTCAGGACGGTTATCTGTGACCCGTCCGTCAGGTGGACGTAAATCAGTTCGTCACCTGCCGGGCATCGGGTGGTGGTGGCGATGACACTGCTTTCCACTTCGTATTCCATCCCGGATGTATCGGTAAAAAGCGTTTTATTGCGTCTTCTCAGAATTGCAGTCATGGTGTGGCCCTCAGTGTATTCGTGATGACGTGCCAGCCTCAGTGCTCTGAAGCTGACGTCTGAGGTTTTTCAGCTCCTGAGCCAGCCTGATGTTTTCTTCCCGGAACTCAGAAAGCGCCTGCACGGCAAGGGCGATGGCTATCGCTTCTGTCTGGTGCATCATGGCTAATAATATTTCTTCCGGATGTTCCATTAATTCACGGCTTAGTTTGTTTTTTTTCTTAATTAATTTGTTTGTGCCTTCGATTATTTTGTTGACCTGTTCACTGTTATCAATGATTCGGTTTTTTTTATTATTAAGCATTCCTGATTTCTCCTTTTTGAGCGGGTCAACCCCTCCGCGTGAGCGGATGTTTCTGGTTGTTTCTGGTGTTAAACGCCTGTTTATTTACGGCGCTTATCGCCAGTAAATAACGATTCAATGGTGTTAATGCTGTTAATTACCCGCATAATCCCCACAGCGCAAATAATGGCAAGGATAAGAATTAACCATGACATAAATACGCTCATGCTTCCTCCTGAATTACAAAGGGGGTTATTACGTTTCCTTCAGACAGGTCTTTATTAATGGCCTGTAATTCCGTCAGAGCTTCATTATCTCCGGAACCAAAGGCGCAACAGGTCAGGCCCTTGATTGCTGTAGTCAGTGCTGCAAGTGAAACAGCGTCACCGTTAGTGCCACGGCTTGTAAGTCCGTAATGGTAATTCTGAAGCGCGTCGTTAATGAGTTCTTTATAGGCTCTTTTCATCTTGCTGCCTCTTCTGTCTTATTAAGACTCCTTTTGCCTTAGTAGTCGGTATGCTGAAAGCTGCGCCCCTCGATTAAGCGGTCGGCAGTTCGCAAGGCTTCGTGCAGTGTGAAATCCTGTCCGAACTGATTGTCGCCGCTGCTCAGTGCAAAAATGCGGTTTCCGGTAAACGGATTGCGGTGGCATCTGTGGATCACGAGTCCGGCCTGCTCAATCAGCCAGGTGTGTTGACCAGTCTGTTTTACAGCATGACCGCCCGGCGTTGCGTGTGTTTCGCGCAGGCTCCAGCGGTTATTGCTGCGTGGTGCACTGTTGCGGAAATGTGGCTGTGAATAATGTTTTCGCATTATTTATCTCCTGCGCTTATTTTTCCTTCTATGCAATCTTTCATGAATAACAAATACTCATTGGCTTCCTCTTCCGTTTTTAATGTTCTCTCCAGATAGAAATTCTGAAAGTGTATATAGACTTATGCTCCTACCTTTGTTGTGGCTATTATGTCTTTTGCTTTAAAGTGCAATGCGTCACTACTTCTGGAGGTTAATCTTTGTCTTGGTTTCATGTTGTTGTCTTCCTTTACTTGAATACTATTGCGGAAATATAGCTACGAATGATTACGTTGTGTGCCTCTACCTGATGAGCCAGATGACAAACGCTGTAAGTCCCGCGCCAACAACTATTGGAAAAAGCCCTTTAGAATAAGCTGCGACGTAATGAACGTTGAGGACAATAAAACGTTCTTTTTGTCCTGTTAGCTTGCCAAGCAGATAAATCACTACTACGCCTAATTCCAGGAATATAATGTTCAAAACGGCATTGATGATATTGCTGGTCATTTTCGTGTTTAGCCGGGCTGGTTGTTTTTGAGTTGCTCCAGTTTTGAAACTCTGGGGGAGTAAACCTGCTTACCTTTAACGGTCTGGCAGTCCTCCTTGTTTGCCGGTGAAAACTTTCTTTTCTTGCGGTCGTACGTCCAGTAGCTTTTCCAGTTGTGCCACTCTGGCGGTTCGCACTCCAGTAGTTCGTCGGCTAGTTCGTCCCAGGCTTTGGCGTTAAACCACCATGTACCGTCTGACTTTTCATCTTCGGGATTTGAGCGCGTTTTGTGACCCGGCATCTGCCCGCGCTGAATGGCGGCGCGTAGCGCAGATTTTGTTACCCCCAGATAGGCAGCCCCTTTTTCCAGTGACACAAGTCCTGCGACTGGGCCGTCCAGTCGTAGGGTTGCGCCCTTTTTGTAGGACGGTCTGGTTTTGGTTTCCAGGTGTTCGTTGTCGTTGGCAGCTTCAATGAATTCATTGTCCGCGCCATCATCCTGAACCGGTTGAGCGCCAGATAACTCTTTGTCGGCAATAATCTCCCGCATTTGTTATCCTCTTGCATTGGTGCGCTTGTTGCGCCTTTTGATGATTTTTGATGACTTGTAAAGATAATCGTACGGTTATCTTTTGTAGGAGATTAATCCCCAAATGAGTATCTTGTCAATAGACTATGCGAAAAAGTTGCGTTTGATACGCAAGACGGAAGGGCTAACTCAAAAGCAATTTGCTGATATTACAGGGTTATCTCTGGCAACTGTCAGGAATTATGAGTCAGGGCAAAAGATCGCCAGAGCAAAGATTGTTGAGGCCGTCCTTCAAGTGGATCGGTTTGAAAAATATATGTTCTGGCTAATCAAAGATAAGACGCTACCTGTTGCCGGTCAGATCGCCCCGGCTCTCTCTCTTGATGGCTCCACGCAGTCGGAGGACGATCAGGTTTCAACCCGCAATACCCAAAAATCACCCCAATCAGGCCGCAATGCTGGCTGACGCTGTATATTGAACGGGCGGCGTTCAGTAAGCAGGGGTTAACAGGTTTATCCGTCGGAGGTGCTGATCATGTCGATTAAGCAACTCAAAGACGGACGTTATCAGGTTGATGTAAGGCCTCAGGGGGCGGGAGGAAGGCGGATTCGTAAGATTTTCACCCTGAAATCAAAGGCGCAGGAATTCGAAAGATACGTTCTTCAGAATTTCCACAATAACCCGTGGCAGGCAAGGCCCGCCGATCAACGGCGGTTATCAGAACTGATTGAGGTGTGGTGGATGCTTGATGGTCGTAATCAGGCATATGGTGATACCTACAGAACCAGACTGGAGAAGGTGATACGTGAAATGGGGGACCCGCGCGCCAGCCAGATGACACGAAAATTCGTGATTGAGTATCGCTCGGATAAGTTGCAGGCGGGACTGATGCCGTCCAGTATCAATCGCGACCTGTGCGCCTTATCTGCGATGTTTTCGTTGTTAATTGACGCGGAGGTTTATCATAACGAAAACCCTGTGCGCGGAATACGTAAACTCAAGGTTCAGAATACAGAAATGGCCTTTCTTTCAGATGACGAGATTGATCGCCTTCTGAAACGGCTTGAGGGTGATGCACGACGCATTGCCATTCTGTGCCTTTCGACCGGGGCCAGATGGAAAGAGGCGTCAACGCTTCGCGGGGAACACATCGTGGGTAACAGGGTGACGTTCTTTAACACAAAGAACGGGAAATCGCGCTCGGTTCCTGTAGCTGATTCCGTTGTGCCGTTAATTAAAACCCGCCGGACCGGCCTGTTATATCAGGTTGATTATCTCAGTTTCAGGGAGATCCTTCAGGAGGTGAAGCCCGACTTACCCAAAGGGCAGGCCACGCATGTCATGCGGCACACGTTCGCCACGCATTTCATGATGAACGGCGGGAACATCGTCACGTTGCAGAGGATCCTGGGTCACGCCACGATTCAGCAAACGATGACGTATGCGCATTTTTCACCGGACTTTTTACAGGATGCGATCAGCTTTAATCCGCTGGCTGAAAGTGTCCATAAACTGTCCATCGACCAGTAA